AGTCTTTAAGAGCTTCATCTGCTTTACCTGTTCCATTAAAATTTATTAGACTTTCTATTAGATTTCCACATTCTTCATGTATGTATAACATAGGTCTATTTGCTTTGTCAACATTATTATTTGGATTATATTGCAAATATCTGTCAATAGCAGCAATTCCTATATCTTGCATCTGTCCATCAGATGGTACAAAGGTCATATCATGGTCATCAAAGATTGTGAATAAGTCATCATTGTTTTCATTCTCTCTAGCAAAATACCTAGAGTCACCTATTCTTTCAAAGACTTCTATACCCAAATCTGATTCTATATCTCTAAAAAATTCTGCATAACCTGCTACATCTAGACCTATCTTCTTAGATGCTGGCCCATATTTCCATTTTGGCTCTGCAAAAATTGCCCACTCACCATAGGTGTTGCGATCTGGAAACTCTTTTCTCACATATATCTCACCCTCTTTGTTTACTGCAGCCCATATAGCTGTAAAGTTTCTAGCACCGGCTGGGTCAACTACCTGGTACCATGTCCAATCATCTGGCCACTCAAATGAGGGAAACTTCATATCATACTTGTTTGGTTTGTCTGATAATACATTTACCTCTGTGTTAAACAATGGGAACAATGAAGTCATAGATCTTACAGGTATGCCATAAGCTCTAACCATAATCTCCTCTTCTGGTCTACCCATTAAGTCCTTAGATATTCTCTCATAACCACCAAATGGATTCTCATCTGAGTGCAAATAGATTATATCAGCATCCCTATTAGGGCTATACTGTTTTACAGGTAATGGTATATTATTGAGTAACTCAGCATTCTTAGTCTCTATAGTTTCTGCACCCTTGAGGTATTCAGCCACAAATGGTGTATATCCATCAATAGGTGTAAAGCCAATGACCATTTTGGAGTTCCTAGTTGCTAGACGAAACCTAAGGGTATTAACCAGGGTAGCATCACCAAGATACTCATCTAACCATGCTCCCATATTTAACCCCTGTGGATTCTTAAACCCAAACTCAAAACCTTCCAATATAGTCTGATTGTTACTAAATTGTGTATAAGTCTTAAAATCTACCCTAGTCTTTGTATCCGGAAAAATAAATGACTGACCTGTAAAACCATTTTGCATAGAGTAGTTAATGTAACCCTCCATACTCTTAGTCTTCTTCCTATACTCCTTGGGCATCATCTCCCACATTGCTGCTTGCTGCACCTTGATTGATGTATCTGCATTCTGACTAAAACATACAATGTGTCCATTGTTGTTGTTAATAGCTGAATCCATAATCATCTTTGCACAACCTGTAGTCTTACCAGATCTATTACCACCTAGTACCAAACACTCATTGTGTTCCATAAGGCTCTCTCTCATTCTTGACCAACCATGCAAATCAAACCCATATCTCATGGGATCTTCTTCTGCAGCCTTAATCCGGCCCTCATGTGCCTCATGCAACTGAAGCAATAATTTAGGATCATTCTGTGCTAACAGAATAATCTCCTCATCACTAGGTGGACTCAGAAGTGGATGTGGACTGAATACTATCTCCGGCATCTTTTACTATTGTTATTATATTACCTATAAATTGTTTAGAGGCATTCTTGTATATTGTGTTCTCATCTCCTATTCTTTTCATCTCATTTAGAAAAAAAAGTGCCTGAGTGGCACATTCTTGTATATCATCAATTTTTATATCTGGTTTACTCATCTGGTGGTTCTTCCTCTTCCTCAAAGAAAATAATTGTTTGTTGTTCTGCCTTAATGCAGGTTTTAAGTCCTTCTGCTAATAATGCCTTACCTATTACCAAAGAAGGATAATCTACATGTATATCACCATCTGGTTCAAGTAAAACTATAACATAATTTTCATAGTGCTCACTTATTTGACCCTTCAAGTTGTCCTTAATGTTATCATCATAAGCACTCATAAATCTATTATATCAGCTTTTTTGATAGAGTCTAGTCTGGCCTTTGCTGCCTTTATTGTAGCCTCATAATCATCTTGAGTGACAACTTGTCTATCCTCTGTTATCTTACTTGCCTCTCCTCTTGATGTCATAGCTTCCCTAAATGCATTAGCTTTAGCTATACTTAATTCCTTCAAATCCCTAAAGCTTACCTCAAATTCTGGATCTACTTCCATCCTATCTCTTACCTTCTCAATAAGATCCTCCTCCAAACTACTTATATTCATATAGTTTTTAGCTGATAACTTACCTGCTAACTCCTTTAACTGCCCAAAATGATCTGCATAATCTACCAATACATTCAATATTGTTGTCCTAGCCAAGCCATATTTCCTTATCATTTGAGTCTGGCTTACACCTATACTATGAAGATAGATGATTTTTGCCACCTTATCAGGATCATACACAGACAAACTCTTTATTTTACTTACTTTCTTAACCTCAGAGACCTCCTTTATTGCCTCATTTATGTTAATTAATAACTCTTCTTTGTCTTCCATAAAAAAAAATTGAAATATTTATTGACTCTTGGCAAGTCTATTCAAATAATATGTTATTATTATAACACATAGTCCCCTTGGCAGCCTTTAAATGACAGGTGTAACACAAGGTAGAGTAGCTTCTAGATGACAAAAAAAGCAAAAGCAGGCCAGCACAGATACAAAGGTCATAGGAATATGGGCTTTCTGCTTGGCTTATAGGTTACAATCCCTGAAATTGCATGAAGGATTGTTTAAAAAAATGCCTGTACTTATGGATAAACTGATCGATAATACCTAGTCCGACACTTTCTGTGTCTAATTACAGAGCTTTGCTGCATGGCGAAGCTATGCCTGCATGTCTAGAATATAATACTTCTTAAGAACTATATTATAAAAGTTCTTATAGAAAATCCCTTGAACAAACCATTTTTTAAAGGGGTGGTTTATGTATATATATACAGGAATGTTCTGTATTCTGTATACCCCACCCCCCTTCTTTTCTTTTTTTAATAGTTTGAAAAAGTATTTTCAAAGCAATTTAGCTAGAACTGCTCAAATGTTCACTGCTTTTATGTTCACTAGTGTTCAAATTTTCTTATACATATCAATATATCATGATGTGTTGATGTGTTATTCTTAGGGGTAGTAAAATGGTGTACAAATGTTCACTAATCTGGCCAAAAATCTGGCCCATTATTATAGTTGACAAGATTATTAATTGTGTTATCATGCAAACTTTTTTGCTCATCTAAAAATGGTTGGGTAGCTGCCTGAATTTCTATAATATTTAATATAAAAAAACTTTAAAAAATATTAAAAAATAGTTGACAAGATTAAATAAATGTAGGATACTATTTATAAGCTAAGGGAAACCCTTGGTGATAGTTCTTTAAAAATCAAATAATAATAATGAAACAAACTTCTAAAAAAACTAGATGTTTTTTAGATTATAATTCAAATCCTTTTATAGCTTGGCTACCTTCTAAAAAAGTTAAGTCAAATCATAAGAGAAGTAGAATTACTAAAGATACATTTAGAAAAAAATCAAAAGATGTTTTCATTGAAGCAAAAATTCAAGACCACTTAGAAAAAGTGATTGAGAATCCAAATCCTAAACAACATCAAAATCCTACAATGGAAATGATACTAGGAAGAAAGCAAAATGAAAATGCCTACATAAGAAAAGCAAGTTGGTGCTAGAAATAGCACTAACTTTTCCAACCAAAAAAAAATTATATTAAATCAAAGAGAGAGGAAAACATAATGGATAAAACCACCCTGGAAAAATTACAAAGAGAGATTGAACAAGATATAAAGAGAGAGAAAGAAAATAGAGAGAAAGGAATTTATACACCACAAAAACCATACATGAAAGGAATACAATTATGGCACTATCTGAAGAAATAGAAGCAAACAAAAAGCTAATCTTAGGTGAGGCTAGACTTCACAACACTAAGATTGAGAAAGAAATACACCACCTGGAAGAAGAGGCCAGGCAAATAGAGCAAGAGCTATTCTACCAAAGAGGTAGACTAAGAGCAATAGAAGCCAAGATAGTAGATACAAGAGAGAATTTAATCACAATAAGTAAATGAGAAAACAAAAGAAAGTATATGTAGTAAACACCAATAGAATAGAATGGCTTGAGAAAAAACCATACCAAGAATTAGATAATGAGAGATTCATGGAGTGGGCAAAGTATCAAGGAGGTGTGTTCACACTAGAGGGATTTGCTAGGCAATGGAATATCAATGGACTAGTAAGAGATATAGGAAGAGAAGAATACAAAATGAGAATTTTATGACAATAACACAACACTATGAACAGTTGAATGGCTTCAAGCTAACCAACTTTAAATACATAGGGGAAGGTGATGAACAAAGACCATCTTTCACTATTAGAAAAGGACAAGAGATATACACACTAGTAATATGCCAAGACCCTGAAGATAATGGGCCAGGATTCTTACACATAGATGAATGGGATGGCAAATAATAACAACCAAAGAAATAAAATGGAAGCAAGAATATTACATACTAACTATGAACAAGAAAGAGATGACATACATGAGTTCATCTTAGAGATGGGCATAGCAACAGAGAAAGAGATCTCCCTGGTTACAGCCATCAATGGATATAACATACAAGCACTCAATGACATACTTGAAGTACAAACAGGGTATGACTATGAACAACATATGGATAGACAAAAAGCAGATGAGGAAGGGTACTAATATGGAAGAAGAAGAAAAGAAATATAGGGAACTCAAAGGCTTAGTGCTAGAGGGTGAGATAGGTGAGCTAGTTGTAAGACTACAAACAATTAACAATGAGATAAGGGATAAAGTACCATGGGAAACTAGATGGGAACTATCAAAGATAAGTATATTTTTAGAAAGAATAGAAAAGAAAGTATTTGACATGGTTAAATAATAATAAAATATGAAAAAGAAATAAATAAAATGATAATGATAAAAGAAAAAGTAAAAGTGTATGCAAGTCCATACATAGGGATAAGTGGCACTAGCCTAAAGGGACACATTAGATGTGACTACCATAGACTAGTCCAGGCATTTGGGAAACCAAATTTCAATGGAGATGGCTACAAGACTGATGCAGAATGGAGGATTCAGTTTGTAGATGGTGAAGAAATAATAACAACTACAATATATAATTGGAAGAATGGTAAGAATTACTGTGGTGATGATGCACCAGACACCAAGAATATATTTGAGTGGAACATAGGAGGCTATGACAAGAGAGGTGTGCTACTAGTACACCAAATCATTGATGGATTAGATTGATATGAACAATATGAAAGTAGTAAGTCTCTTTGATGGCATGTCATGTGGACAACTTGCTCTGAAAAAAGCAGGTCTACACTATGACACCTACTTGGCTAGTGAAGTCAAGAGTGATGCCATTGTAGTGACTCAAAGAAATTTCCCTACAACAATTCAACTAGGTGATGTGACCAAGCTAGAAGATACAATACTAGAACATGTCCCACCAGGAAATGTTGACTTGTTCATGGGTGGCTCACCATGCCAAAACTTTAGTATAGCCAACAAGCATACTAGGACCGGCCTTGATGGTGAGAAGTCCAAGCTATTCTATGAATGGCTCAAGTGGAGAAACAAACTTCAACCTAAGTATTGGTTGCTAGAAAATGTGAGAATGAAGAAAGACCAACAAGACATTATATCAAAGGAACTAGGTGTTGAGCCTATCTTCATTGATAGTCACATTGCAACTGGTGTGTATAGGAAGAGGTTATATTGGACTAACATACCATTAGATAATGTGAAGGAATGGATGCAGCATAAGATTGCACCTCACTTCTCATGCATCATAGATGGTTGGTCACCAAGAAGGTATGGCACATGCCTACTAGAGAGTGACTCAAGACCTAATACAGATCTAGTCAAACTTGCTAGAAGATACTTCAAGGTAGGGTTTGGCAACATCATATTCAAGGACAAGGCTACACATGACAAGCTCAAGGAGGATTATACTCTGGCCCAAGAGGGTGACTTGAGAGTCATGACTAGAAATGAACTTGAGAGAGCACAAGGTGTGCCCAATGGATACACCTTACCACTTACTAGAAACCAAGCTGCTGGTTTGCTAGGTGATGGGTGGCAAGTAGATACAGTAGCACAAATATTAAAAGGAATAAAATATGACAACAAAAACTAAACCACAAGAGCCTGTACTTACAGAGTTCTTTGTTACTGAAACATACATAGTCAAAGCTAAGACTATTGATCATGCAAATGAAATGATAAGTGAGAACTGTTTTGATGCTGATAGTGTCAGACATTTAGGAATAGATGTACAACCCAACTTCTAATGAGAGAACCAGGAGAACACTTTGAAGAACTAGAGTTTGACTACCTTGAGATAGAGCCTAACAAGTTCATTGATCTTAAAGTTAGTGTGAACTATACAATCACATCTGAAGAATGCACTAGCACATTTGGTGAGCAATCAGTATCAGAAGGTTGGGAAGAAACAAATTTAGATTCATGGGAAATAGAATCAATAAGATTCATTGAGTCACATGACTATCCCATTACAGAAACACATAAACAAAAAATAGAAGGAGAAATATATGAAACCATTACAGACATCTACTAAAGGTAGACCCAAGGGTGTACCAAACAAGGTAGTATTATTAACAGTAGGTCAACTAACAGATCTACTTGGATCTAACTCACCTATCAAGGTACCAGTTAGTAACAAGTGGTACAAAACAATAAGCCAATAATGTATATTATGAATATACTTGAGGGCTTTATCATAGGAGTAATTGCTATACATTTTATACTACTTTTCTTTAAGGTATTAGATTACTTGACAATTATAAATTAAACTATAGAAAATAAATAAATGAAAAAACCACCTAAGAAACTTTCACTCTGGGAATATCCGGATGGGCCAGCACAAAACATGGATCAACAAGTAGTTGTTCTTAAACAAAATAGATCTGGTGACTTCAATGATTGTTATGCTGCAAACCTTTTGGATGGTGATAACTACATGACAAAAGAAACAGTTGAGTTACCACCCAGAACTGATACATCCATACTTGATTTTATAGTAAGCAATCAAATCAAGATTGAGTATGGTGAAAAAGATATATTTATTTATAGGATGGGAAGATTTTTATTTGATCATCCTTATTCAGATGAAACAAAACAAGATGATGTTAGAGATGCAATACAATACATGATGGATATGGATGAACTATGAGTCACTTCTATGATTGTAGTAGTAGCCCCAAATTGACTACTGCAAGAACCCCAAGTCAAGCTAAGAAAATAAAAGCATACCCAAGTGTGACAACCATACTAGGTATACAAATGGAAGACTATCTACATAACATATGGATACCACAAAAGATATGTGACTTAGCCAGACAATATCCGGAAGCTACATCAAAGCAAATCATGGACATCAAGTATGGATATAGAACAAGTCCAGTTGATGGGATGCCA